ATATTAATTGGGAAGGTTTCAAAGAAAAGTTTAACGGTATGATAGCGGCTCTTACTACATTTGAAGAATGGTTAGGGAACCTACCTAATCTTTTGATTGGTGGTGGTATGGTAGGTTTTGCGGCTAAGCAAGCCGCTTTTGGATTAGCATCAGGTGTGAACAACAGGGGAGGACCTAGAGGACCTAGAGCGCCTTTGGCTGGTTTGGGTGGCATCAGAGGTACAATTCTTACCGCTGTCACAGGATTGGCTATTGCTTATGGTAGTAAGGTAGAAGAATATCTGATCGAACAAGCTGGCGTAGACCCAGATGTCGCAAACTTTGCAGTAGATGCAACTCAAGCAGTTCTTGGTGGGGCTACTTTAGCAATGATGTTTGGTCTTGGTCCTACTGGCATGATAATTGTGGCGGCTGTTGGTCTTGCTTTCGTTGTAGGCAAAACAATTTACAATTGGATTAAAGAAAATGAAGCTAAAGCCGCCGCCGAAGCGCAAAGAAGGCTTTCTTTGTTAGACGAAATATTTGGCAATGAAAGTGGAACTGGTGGTGATGTAGGTGGTATTATTGATGATGCGGGTGCTACCGATTCATCTGCCCTAGTCCCTGCAATGAAAACACAAGAAGCAATGGCACTTGCATTGAATAACGGAACACTAACAGAAGATATGATTGTAAATGCGTTAGAAGACCCAGCAGCCAAACAAGCGGTGGGAGAAGCAATCGCGGCGGCTGTTGACGATAAAGCTATTCAAAATGGGGCAAGCATCAGAAATCTTTTGAACAATACTACAGAGGAATTGATAGGTTCACTTGGAGAGGACAGAGATGATGTCAACTTAGATCAACTACTTGAAGGATTTCAAACAACGTTACGCAGTGATAACCCAGAAATAAGAGGGTTGGCGGCTCAAGCTTACCTGAGGTTAGTGGGACAAGCTGGCGAAAGCGGCGACCAAGTGATGCTCGGCATGGAAAACTTTGGTGCTTTGACACCATCACAACAAGCATTTTTTACATCAATGGCTGAATTTAATGGCACATCATTTCGTAGGGGTTCTGGTGGCTTCCGAAACTTTGGCAACGGAACTCTTTCGATGCTTCATGGTAATGAGGCTGTAATTAATGAAAGCTCACCAGAAGGTCAGTTCTTAAGAATGTTTGAGACTGTTGTTAAGAACAGAAGTGTAGGTGGTATGGAAGCAACAAGTGGCGTGACCGTGATCAATGCACCACAGAACAATCCAGTTACAGTAAACAACGTCCAAGGTGCGCAATCTCAAAATAGTTTGTCAGTTATTGGTGGTGGTGGTAGCGGTCACACTGTGAATCAAAACTTTCTACCTTACTTTTCAAATTAAAAAAAGGGGGCGCTAAGCCCCCTCTTCTTTATGCAGACGCATTAATATGCGCCCTAAGTTTATCTGCAATCTTGGCAAAGTATTTACCACCCGCATAGATAGTTGGTTCATCATCCCAATGTCCTTCACGGTAATCGATGTCGGCACGGTTGTCGAGATCAGCACGGAACTCCTTTAGAATATTAATGTCTACCATCGTAGACTTCTTAATGTTACCAGACAGAAATTCGTCAAGGAACTCAACGTAGCTGTCACACAGAGACTTAGGCTCAATGCCTTCAGCACACTCAATGAAGTTTGACAATTCACTATGCACATAGTCTTTCTGACCACGCATGATAATTCCAAAAGGGATTTTACTCATATATGTACTCCTTCGTACTGTTACTTTTAAACTATACCAAATTGAGAAGGGGGTGTCAACCCCCTATTTTTATGCCGCTTCCAACATTGAGAAAGGAACAGTGTAACGTGATCCACGCATAGACACGACAGCTTTCTTAGGGTTCATCTTTTCGATGACGCCTTGAGTACGTTTTGTTTTCTGAACAACCCAAACTGAGTCACCAACATTAAAAGTGGCTTGAGCGCTAATCGCTTTGATCTGTTGAGCGATGTTCATGATCTGTGACAACTCTGTTTGTGTCATTGTCATCATTGCGTTTTTGATTTCTGATACGTTCATTTTAATGTCCTTTCAAAGACTTTCGATTAACTTATACATACGTTATAGAATCATTGAAGGGTGCTGTCAAGCACTAAATGAACGTTATTTTAATTTAATTGGATTTGGTGTCAGTTAGGGAATTGAACCCTACCACCTTATGATATGACGCCTAGATATCTTCAAGGTTAGCAAACCTACACTGACTTAGATGATCTGATAGATCACTGATAAACATTTAACTGTTACTGATATTAGAGCTAAACCAAATAAGAATGGCACTAAGAATGCAATTGAACCATCTTCTTTTCTACGTGTGAATGTTGCATATACAAGATATGAACCAAAGATAGATGTTGGTATTGTCAACATGAGTAACATTAATATTGTCGCTATTGTCCATTGAGACATTACCATAACAACTAATACAAATGATGATAGTAGATACAATCTTTCCATATTAAAACCTTTTAAACGAATCATTTATTATCATAAGGGTTAACCCTATTATACCATACTATTAAACACTTGTCAAGTCTTTTTTACTTGTAATTGATAAATTTATCTGGGCTTTTGAAATTCTTTTTGCGCATAATTGTTTTCATAACAACATCGAATTCGTCTTTTCGTCTGTCGTATGTAACTGCAACTGGAATATTTAAATCTTTTTGGATGTCTTTAAGAACAGCTTCAGCACCTGCAACGTCTTTCAAAGACTTGCCTTTCTGTGCGTAAACTTTCTTGATGAACTCAGCCAATTCCTTGAGTGTGATACAAGGTGTATTACGCTCATCACTCATACGATCACCAAAGTGACGTGTGAAGTTAAAGTCAATATCATACTTCTTAAAGAGTTGATCAACAATCTTTTCGAATGCTTTGATTTGTTTCATGCCAATCAAGTCACATGATTTAGCTTCAGCTTCTGCCAAATGTTGTTTAAAATTTTTCATTTTTGTCTTCCTTGGTTGTTAGCCATCATACCATTCTTCGTATGGCATAGTGATTTCCTCGCCAGTCAACACATAATGTAATTCGTTCTCATAGACTTGCTTGATCTTCTCGCATGTTTCTGCGGTAGACATTTTACCATTTGCTTTGTGCTGAGCAATCAAAGGGATCATCTCGGCAATCATTTCTTCTAGTTCTTCTGGTGTATGGCTCATAGTATTTACTTTCTTAGTGATTCTGTTTACTCATCATAACTAAACTATGCAACAATGATTGTCAAGTTATTTATTTTGATTACTTCTATTATATACCTTTGGGTATTTGTTCGTGGCGTCGAGAAGTTTTTTCATATCAACATTTGCTTGCATGACATTAATATTCTTTCCAACATTCTTATAAGCAATCCATCTGTGATGTCCATCCACAATGTAATTATCTTTTGATATGATAATAGATTTGTCTTTCGCCCCAGGGACAAGTGATGCCATTTTGGACAATGATCGTTCGACACCTTGAATATTAAATTCTCTTTGAATAGGCAAAAGCTTATTTGGGTCAATAGTCTTTGCTTTGAAAACAATTCCCATTTTCTCTAAGTATTTTATGTAATCTGGGTAATCATCTGCCTTAACTTGTGGCATGTTAATTCTAGCAATCCCCAAGCCAGAGCCTTTTGGTGGCATCCAAACTTTTAGTTCTGACAAATGTGTTTTAAAACTTTTCACTGTTATTTCCAAATCTCTGGGTTAGGCACATACGATTTAATCTTTCTGATAATATCAGTTGCTAAATTCTTCACTGATGTTACCTTTTTGCCTTTGCGCTTTAGGTAAACGTATTCAGCATCTTTCAAATACTGTCCTGTAGAACCCGCACCAACTTTCTTAAGTCCACGTTTTGTCTGTACTGGCATGTTAGCGCCTTGTACTTTACCTTTTGATTTTTTATCTTTAACTTTAATGCCTGTTGCCAATTCGTTATCGACTTTAACTTTATTGAAAGCAATAACGATCTCGCCATCAAGGTATCTGCCAATGCCTTCGCCCATAGAGACAAGCTTCTGCATGGATAGGGACGCACCCGCGTGAGAAGCCCTCAGCAAGTCCTCTGGGGCTGTTCTGGGACGTGCTTGGTTCTGTGCAGATGCCACCTCAACGTCATTAACAACCCACACAATGTGGATGTTAGACTTGTCGTATCCAAGTGGTAGGATTGCATCAATAGTCTTATCAAGCTTATCAAACTTTTGTAAACTGAAATCAAAAATGATATTTGGTTTACGATCTTGAGGGGCAGTCGTAACAGATTTATATAATGCCTCTAACCTACGATCGCCAATCTTTAATTCTTTACCAATGAGGTTATGCAATATAGTTGCATTTTTTGGGTTCATATCTTTGGCTAATTCGGGAACGTCTCTTCCAAATTCTTGCTTAATCTTAGCCACTAAAATCGGTGCAGATGCAACCAACGGTTTTAGTGCATCAGGGTCGAATGAATATCCATCAACGCCAATAAGATTGCTCTTTACAAAACCTTTACCAGAAGCCATGCCACCCGCAAGAATAACAACATTACCATATTTCGGGGAAGTCTTTCCACCAAAGGTAATCATCTTTTCCATCAAAATGTCATACTGTTCAGATAGATATTGTTCAGTGATTAAGGTTTCTTCTTCGATCATAAAGCTTTTAAAGTTTAGCATGCCATCCTCATGTGTTCTATTTGGTATAGTGTTATTTATACAAATAGAACACGTCGAGGGAGAATTTCTAAGCCGCCATAGCTTCTTCTTGAATACAAACGTAAGGCTTGTTCCACTTACCGATGTTGATGTCTAGGTAAAAATCAACGTGGTGATAATCTGACATCATGTCTGAATGATCAAACCATTCGTCACCTTTCATAGCTACTACAAGCTCAGTCAAGAAGTCACTAGCCGCACCTTCGTAGTGATCACTAATCCAATGTGTATTAACTTGGATATAGTTACTAGTGTTCTCATAATAAGTACGACCAGTTCTTTCACATTCTTTTTTCGTCTCTGCATTTCGAACACCAACAAAATCAAAAGGCGAAGAAGAAATGTTAACCACTAAAGAAGAGTGATGTTTGATAGCAATAGTACCTTTAGCACCATACTTTTTAAGAACAGCTTTGATATTAGGAGCTAACTGCTTTTTACGTTCTTGTGAAATATAAGCCATGATTTTGTCTCTTTCTTTTTGTTACTCTTATGTTATAGAATCAAATTAACTTAGTGTCAACCCTTTATTTTAAAGATTGGCAATTTTTTCTACACCACGATTAAGATCACGTACATTCCAATCAGCGCCAACAATAAATTCGTGACCAACAAATTCTTCTTCTGCATCACGCAATTCAATCATAGCGGCGACTAACTCATCAGTGTTAGTGATGTCGTACTCAGCAACGTTGCCCCACGCACGAGACGCCCAATGAGGATCAGCTAACATTGTCACAGTACGCATCATTGCACATTTCTTATCTGTGATTGCAGAGCGTACAGGGTTAAATGACATTTCGATTTGCTTAAGAGCATGATCCATTGCGGCAGAATTTGACATTTGATATCTCACTTTTGTTTTGATTACATATAACTTATAGAATCAACGGTGGTTGCTGTCAAGAACTATTTCTTCCAAACAGCAACAAAACCAAACATTCTTCTTTTGTCTTTTTTTCTAGGATCGGTATCGACAACAGTGTTACCGTCTCTATCAATCACTAATACATGACCATCAACTCTTGCAACAAACGCAATGATATCTTTATCTTTAGAGGCGATTTTTCTGATCTTTGGTCTAGCGGCTCCAACAGTGGTTGCGCTACCTAAAGCAGACAAACGACTACGAACAGCAAAGCCATTACGACGTAAGGTATTGTCCCAAACGTTCTTACCTGTTCTGTCGTTCCACGTAGTGCCTGACACACCGAAGAAGTTCAAAGTAGCACTGGCACATGGGGTTTTTACTAAAACAGTCATTGATTCGTCTCTTTCTCTTGATTACACTTATTATTACCAAAAGAAGAAAGCCCAGTCAAGGGCTTTTTTGTTTTTAAATCATGTTTTTCATGATCTCTGCGATTTCATTATCTTCAACCAAACGTTCGAGATAAGTAACAACTTTGACCAACTGGTCTTTTGCGCTGTCAAGATCGTGTGTGGCGTCAGCAAGAGCATCTTGGAGATGATTAATCTTTTGCTCATTTTCATCATCCATACCGTCATACAGATCGATATTATCATTGCTACGCTGTGACTCACGCTTCGCGGCTTCGAGATTAGAAATTACAGTATCAACGTCAGAAGTGATTGCTTCAAGTTCAATTTTCATTTCATCATTCATAACTTATCCTTTCAAGGTTACTCTTACTGTTTAGCGAATCGTGGTGGGGTTGTCAACTCTTTTTTTGGTTTTTTTGGTAACCACCACAATCATTTGAAAAGTCTGATAGGGCAATTGGTGCATAATCAAGTCCAAATGACTCTGCCCAAGCGTCTGCTTCTGCACTTACTTGTGGTGAAAAGTTTCTATGACATTGTGTGTTTGTGCAATCGCTGTTGCAAAATGTTTTATCTTTATAACAAAAAGCCATATTATGATCCTGTTGTGAGCCAAAGTGAACCGTCTTCTTGCATCTCAAAGTTTTCAATGTAAGCGTGATGCGTACCACTTAGTTTGATGCAAGTTTCAGCGGCTTTCCACAATGCTTTGATTGTACCGTTCTCAGCCCAAGCAGTAACTTCGATGGTAGTGCGCTTACCACGATCTTTGATGTCTGCCATCAAGTCTTCTTGCGAAGCATTAGGATCGACAGTTTCGTAAACAACCTTACGTGCTTTGTTGGTAAGAATTGCGTGATCTGAATCTTTAAGACCAACATCATAGATGCTCCAAACAGTATTCATGTTCAGTTCATCTTTCATTGCGAAGAAGTGGTTCATTGTGGTTTCAAAAGACATTCTATTCTCACTTTCGTTTTGATTACATATAACTTATAGAATCAACTTAACTGGTTGTCAACAACTTTCTTCATCTTTTTCCAAAGAATGTACATCGTGTCCATATGACCAATGACCATTATCAAGATCAAAGATGCAGTTATCTTTCATCCCAATAGGAATTGATTTGACATCAACACCATACTTATTGCCTTGGTAAATATCTGGGACAATCTCAATCACAGTTACATTAGCGTATCCATGACGACTACTAAAAACCATATCACCTACATTAATCATAATTTCAACTTTCTCTTTGTTACCTTTATTGTAGGTAAGCAACTGTTAATTCGCTGAGAACCATACTTTCCATCAGTGAATCAAAAACTTGGTTAAATTCTGCAACAGTAAGTTTTCTGCCCTCATGCTCTTGGATGATGTCGATTTTCCCTAAGATAACCGCCCCCGCCCAATCGGTAGCCTCATCTTGAGTATCAAAGATGCGAACTTCTGGCTCAGACGTATCGGCTATTTTTAAAGAAACTTTATATTTTTTCATTTTATCTATCCTTTTGTTTGTTACCTTTAGTTTATGCCATATTGATTCGATGTTGTCAAGAGAAAACTTCTTCGAAACGCATTAAAGACATTACGTCATCACGAACTTCGCAAATTTCTCGAACGGTAAGGTTTCCATTCGCATCATCTTGCGCAAAATCAATCTGCTCTTGGATGCACTCATCAATCCAATCGGTAGCCTCATCATGAGTATCAAAGGTGCGAACTTCTGGCTCAGCCAAAGCGGCTATAGCATAAGTAACTTTATATTGAACATCACGCATATTATTAACCTTTCAATCCGTTAGTAAGACCCATCATCTCACAATACTCAGGGAACTTTTCCCACAATTCAGCGATGACTACAGACTTATCTGTGCCTTCAGTCATATAAGCTTTTTTAAGAAGTGTTTCGAATTCTTGCATAACGTACCTCATTGTTTATTGGTATGTTATAGAATCAAAAAAGGGGGCTGTCAACCCCCTTTAGATATTAATCTTTTTTAGATACAAAAGAATACAACTCTTTAGCGTTTTCCATCAAATCAGCCATAGAATACATCTTATAGGTTTCTTTGACTTCTTCCATGGTTTGTTTGCCTTGCTCCACCATTTTCTCTGTGAACTGGATATTCATATGGTATTGCTGATCCATATAATCTTTGGCAAGTTGAAGCATTTCTGCACGAATTTCAAATGGGTTTTTGTTAGACATAATAGTCTCCTTTGTGTGTATGTGTGTTGTTACTTAATGTAACGTTTTATTTATCCACGCCAAAACTCCTTATGTTGGATTAAAAACATCTTCTGGTATACTGGACATTTTCTTTGTTGTGAAAAAGCCGATGTACTCTGGATACTTGATCATAAACAAACGTGCAAACAATGCTACGTAATTGTTAGAAATCTTATACTTGTCGCCAGTAGTAACAACATCAGTTTCCCAACGTACACGATTAATAATCAACCAACCACTGAGTTGTGTGTGACCTGCTCTGATTGCTTCTTTAGTAAACTGTTCAAACAGTTCGAAAAACGCAGGGTTTTCTCTGTGCCAGATAAACCACTTTCGACCAAGTGGGTTTTGCATCATCTGATTGCAGTAATCTTCTTCACTAATTTCTACGAGTGTGTCGTATGGATTCGCAGTAGCCATAATATAATCTCCTATTAGGATTTTTTGTTAGCTTTGTTCTTCTTCCAATGGTAAACAATGTCTTCTTCATCTGTGCGAGTATTGTAGTCACACACTTCAACTTTGTTTTCCTTCTTAGCAAGCCATTGCTGAATTAGAATTTGGTCAGCGTTATCCGCTTGCTCATCTTCTAACCGTTCGATTTCTGCGCTCGACATAGGAGCCGAACGCAGATTAGTTTTGGTTTTACTTTTTACCATAAGTTGTTTTTAGCCTTTCTTGTGAAACAAATTCTGGCTCATACATGCCATTCTCGATTTCACGTTTAATAACAACGCCAGACCACCATTCTTTGTTCATCTGACCTGCCCAACCTTCGGGTGCGCCCTTGTAACAACCTGCAACTAAGCCGATTGCTCCGTATGGATGTACATCATCTCGAATTTTCATGTCACGTTTATGACTATGACCACAAGTTGCACTACCAAAACGTTTAGCTAAAATGCCAGCAGCGTGGTTTACACCAGACATTGGGCGATAGCCATTAGTAAAGAAATGTGCATAACTTACGCCATCATAATCATGAATGGCTGGTGCGTCATGTTCGTACTCGTGATATTCATCAAACCAATTATCTGTACCAAGATGCTTAAAAGAAATACCGTACTTCTCCCCTTCGATGCGAGGGTCCATTGCGATAGCTCTTCTAATCCTAGTCTCGTGATTGCCTTCAAATCCGTAATATGCAGGACGTTTGCGTTTATTAGCTTTAAACTTAATACGCATACGATCCATTGCTTCGTTGTAGCATTCAATGTCTGCTTCATAGCTTTGGCTTACGAAATTCTTCGGAGCCTTGGCTGAATCAAAACTGTTCAGTGACCTCATATCTGCACCGTCACCTAAATCTACAACGTAGTCAGGTTTTACGTCCCAGATTAATTCGCCCAACCAATCAAATCGCTCGTTGCTAACTTGAGGGTCACTATGGGCGCATGAAAACACAACTGCTGTTTTACCTGCCATTAGTGTTAATCTCCTTACATAATTTAAATGTACCTATATTATATCATAATGACTATAATCTGTCAAGTAAATATGGTATTAGCACATATTATAAAAAAATGGGAAGGCGGTTGCCTCCCCACTTGATGCTTAGGACATCACCCCTTTAGAAGCTGGGGTTCCCCACGATTGATTTCAATCTTACGAGGTTTCTTTGCTTCTGGTATTACGTTTTCCAATTTGACGGTTAAGATACCATCGATAAGGTCAGCGCCATTCACAACAACTGTATCAGCTAATGTGAAAACTCTTGAGAAGGAACGACCAGAAATTCCACGATGGATGTAATGTTTCTCATCTGTGTCTTCCTGTTTGCCTTCGATTGTTAGCACCCCATCTTTGATCTGAATATCAAGATCGTCATAGGTGAACCCAGCAATTGCTAACTGCAATTCATATTGGTCATCGTCTACCTTGACGATGTTGTAGGGTGGGTAAGCCTGTTGATTTGGGGCTGTGTCTCTCATTCTTTCAATCATTCGGTCAAACCCGATTAAGAATGGATCATTAAGCATTGCGGCATCTAGTCTACCGTCTAAACTACGTTTATTCATTTTGCTATCTCCTTTATTAAGCAAGATTAAGTAGTGTGACCCATTAGGCATCACACCTTTATTTATAAAGTGTCTTTGTCGTAATTTTAAATTTATCTAATAAAAGGCTCAAAACCAGTACCATTAGCTACTAAGCACGACCAACCGTTTGGAAACAAGGAAATCATAGTCCAAGAACCTGTGTCTTGATTTGTACTAAAAACAAATTCAGTGTCAACAAGTTGACCACTTATGTGTTGCTGTAGAATTTTGCCATTAAACAAAATTTCTTCACCATATTCACGCATTTGTTCTGCCATATCAGGCATCGTCCCACAAGCTTGTACTGAATGGAAAGGTGGTACTTCTTGAGCAAACGCCCCTGTTGATAATAGAATAGTCGGTATTAAGTATTTAAGCATAAGCTTATTCTCCTGTTGAACCGAAACCCCCATCTCGCCCAGTCAATTCCATTGGCTTTGTTGTTTCTGTAATTTTTAGTTGAACAACTTTTTCAAGCATACCTTGAGCAATACGATCACCATTAGTGATCTTGACAAGACTGTCGGTGTTGTTTTGTAACATAACGAATGTCTCTAGTGTGTAATCAGAATCAATAATTCCAGTGCCATTCGACAAAGACAAACCTTTCTTCAAGGCTAGTCCAGAACGAATGAATAGTTTTAAAACATGTTTCTCTGGTACGTCGAAAATTAATCCTGTGGGTACTAGCACCCTAATTCCTGGTGGAAGCTGAAATGCGTCACGATCTGTGGAAACACCTTTAACTGCCACAGATTGTTCTTTGTTCCAAGAATTGTAAGCTTTGAGCATATCGCCATTCTGAAAACATGCTTTGATATCGAAACAGGCTGAACCTTTTGTTGCGTACTCTGGGAGTTCTGCCTTTTCATTCATTCTATAAATATTCATTTCACTTCTTTCCGATGTTATACTTAGCTTCCAAAGTCCAATTGCTTTTCTCTTTGTGAGATAAGATTTTAATTTGATTTAGTTGAGCTACTGGGTCTTGAGCTTTTTCTGTTTGTATAACAGAAACCAAACCCCACTCTTCTAAAAGATTAACGATTGTATTTCTTCTTGATGCGTCTTCTTCGATAAAGGTATCTGTCTTGCCATCTAAGATGAACAGTTCCTTAAAGTGTAGTATAGCATACCTACCTTGTTTATGCAAGATGTGACAAGTCTGGTATAGCTTTTTTTCTTTTCTTGATGAAATGCCAATTCGAGTGAGAGTTTCTTTTACCTTTAGGAAACTATCTGGTGTTGGAAGAGCAATCTCGATTCCTACGCCTTTAAAAATATCTTCTGAGTTCATAATCTACAGCACCTTTTTTTATTATTATTATGTTATGCTGATCGTCAAATAATTCGACCATCTGATATATTTAGCTAAATTGGCTTTTCTCTAACCCCCCGTTTCTAGTTTGGCGCGTACCTCTACCATTTGATCAGGATTTAGTGCTTTCTGGTACATTTTAGCTACCGTGCGATTGCACTGATACACTTCTTGTATAGCATCCAAGTCTTTATCAACATCTGGCTTGAACCACTTAGAGAAACGTTTACGTTTACGCAAAGCACCACGATAGTAGTCGAATTGAGCGCCACCAAATAGATTAGCCCTCATATTCATCTCGTTGGCGTGGAGAACTGTATCTTCAAACCACGAGAACCCTTTATTGACAATATAAGCCGTATACAGCTTCTCAGCTTGTTCTGGAATTTCGTGATCACCAATGAGATCGTCCTTAGAGAACGAAGCCGCATTGATAAAATCAAAAGGTGTTATTTCTTTCGGCAATTGTATTCTCCAAATCTTTCAACATATCATTAAACGGTATAACACAGGTTGCGCAAAGTTTCAAGTCCAATTTGCCATCCTGTGTATCGACATTAACTGTGTTGATGTCTTTCTTCGCTATTCTCTTATTACATTCCCAACATATCACTTTGCTGAATAACGCATCAGCCCACTTACCCATTTTCCTTGTCTTTCATGTACTGCGCGAAACGAGCCGCCCTATCAGGTTGCTCTTCGCGTGGTTTATCTTTGACAAAAACTGTTTTGGAAACAGGTTGTACTGGTTGGATAGTTGTGCCTTTGATCTTCATTTGTACTCAGCTTCCATCATCACTTCGGACATGAACGCAATCAGGTTAATCTCGTGATCAGCGACTCGTGATGCCTTGTCCATGTAATCAGAAATAGTCACAACAAATCCTGGAAGACTGCGTAGTTCTACCTTCTCAGTTCCCATATCATAGATACGACGAAACATCTCAGGCATAGACTGATCAGAATTCTTGGCGCACCATTTGCGCAGATTAGTCCAGTCCTTTGCTTTCAACATACGGAATGCTTCTTCGACTGTCTCTTGCTTGATGTTAACAAAGATACCTTCGTCAATACTACCAGAAGCCGCATATGATTGTAGCTCAGTTAATACTCGACGGAAATCAGGGAAGTGTTGTTCTACAACCTTAGCTACAACCTTGGCATCGTATTTGACTTCTTCTTGGTCAAGAATAGCACATACACGTTTGAAAAACTTCATCGCCATCTTAGGCTTCTCATCATTATTAATTGAGAAATCTACTTGAGACATACGTGAACGTAGTGGTGCAATGATACGATTTTTGAAATTACAGGTAAAGATAAACCCACAATTAGAAGAATATTCTTCGATGAAGTTACGTAGTGCTGGTTGCACTGATGTAGCATTGAGATAATCGGCTTCATCAAAGATCACATACTTACGTCCACCAGAAAGTGATACTGCGGATGCGTATGTTGAAATATCATAACGCAGTGTATCAATGTTTACGTTCAATGAACCATTCTTAACAATATAGTCGCAACCCATTTCTTCCAACATAGCTTTTGCGACAGTTGTTTTACCAACGCCTGGGCCACCAGAGAGTAAAAGGTTTGGTACACTATCGTCTTCGATAAACTTCTTAAAAGTTGTCTTCAGCTTTGGGCTGAGGATCGTATCATCTACTCGCTGTGGTCTGTACTTCTCGACCCACAATACTTCATTCGTCTTTGCATCAATTGTCATGTGTTCACCATTTCATCATATAAAAATAAGTTGTAGGTTTATAGCGAGAGCCTACATCGCTTAGTCTTAGTTAGATACTTTGTCAGCCAATGGAGCATCAGCAGGAATGTCTGCTGGAGCTTCTGATGGCAGACCACCTTCTGGTGCTTCACCTTGTGGCGCATTTTGCTGTAGGAACATCTCTAGCTTGTTGCGTAGCATACCTACACCTGCTAGTTCACGTCCTTCAATGCCACCACGGCGACTTACAACATCAATTAGTTGTACCACAGTTGCAATATCTTGCAATGAGATTGATACAGGCTCTTGCTGTTGTTGTTGATCTTGTTCGCTCATATTAATTATCCTTTCCGATAAGTTGATTTGGTATCGATTGCCACATAGTATGTAGCATCTGGGCTTTTAAACTCAGAAATGCCTTTTGCGCATAGAGTTACGCTATAGTCTTGAGGCAATAGCTTAAGGTTTTCAGTCTTAATAATAACCTTAAAGGTATCATTGGTTGAACCAATTTCAATACCATAATCATCAGCTCCTGTATCGGTGCTACTGATTGCCTTGAGGTAAATTTTACCTTCCTCACCGACAAATGCAACTTCTTGGAATTGAAGTACACCCGCCGCTTTAATTACCGATTGAAGATCATCCCATGCAACATTCACTTCAACATCTTTAGTCGGCAATTCAATCTCCTTGGTAGGAGCCGCATGAATCATAGAGATATCTGCGAATACATACTTGGTACGCTGTTTGCCTTCTGTTACCAAGAAGTATTTATCATGGAATTCTACGTCAGGATCACGATAAAGACCCAAAATAGATAAAAAGCGTGATAAATCGTAAATACATGCCTGAGACGGAATGCTATCAGCAATAGTCGCCTTGGCAATCAAGGTTTTTTCTGGTGTAATAGTCTTAAGAGTATTCCCAGCTTCCATCAAGATCGACTTGTTGATAGTGGAAAAACTCTTGAGTATTGTCAGAGTTCGTTCAGAAAATTTCATTATATAGTCTCCAAGTTTTGTTTTGTTTTTGTTTGTATTAACACAGCATACCACAATTTAATATGCGTGTCAAGCAATATTATGTTTTGATAGGCAACAACCCCTCATTCACAAGAAATATTTGTTAGATTGGTGATGACTTCTGATGTTGTCTCATATTGCCATTCAGTCATTCCCATCATCGAAGTTGTTAGCAAACTTTCGAGTACCCCTACCATATATGATTCGTTATATTCCGCAAACCGTCTGGTAGCGGATTCTTGGAGTTTGGAAATAAGTGAGTCGATTTCGGCTTTACGTGCAGATTCCTTAAAGATTGACAGATCATCATCCATTTTAACATTCCTTTGTTGCTATCTATGTCTGCACAATATCACCGTTTTCGTGGTTGTCAATCTTTTTTATAAGATTTTTTACTAGCTGATTTATCAGCCGTTGCTGATACACCCAACGAGCCAATAGCCGCCATGTTGCCCTTGAAGATATAAGAGCCAATGTGGTTGATTTGCATCCACGGACACATCCATACTTGCATCCCAGCGGCACGTGCTTTGTGACAGAAGAAGTAGTCCTCACTCAAATAACGCTTGGTCTTTGGATCAATAATACAATCAAAGTAAGCCATGATCTCATTCGAACCATCAAAGTTTTCAGTACGGATATGATCGGGTTTGTATGAGTATTCTGGATATGCTTCTTTGTATTTCTCGAATGTTTCTCTTGGAATACACATGAAGCCTGTACCACCTTCGCCAATCTCAAGAGGCTCAGAAAGATTAAAACTAGCAAGCTTATTAATTGGATTGAAAACATAATCCGCTGTGTATTGATCCAATGCGAATGGCGTGTCTTCTGCTTTACCGATTTCAACAGCCTTCTTGACCTTTTCCCATGCGATAGTCTTCTTAGGATACGGACCTGTCACAATATTGAACTTAGGATCAGAAACTTGGATTGCAATCAATCCTAGTACGTCACGAGGGTCAAATGCAATGTCAGAATCAATAAAGACAAGGTGTGTACAGTCAGAGCGCATAAACTCATCAACTACGTAGTTTCTTGCTCTTTGGATTAGGCTCTCATTGAACAAGTAATAAAAACGAACATCGATACCGTTAGCGGCACACATCATAGCTAGATCAGTACACGATTTTGTATATGACCCACTACAGTTACCGCCATACATTGGCGTACCAATAAAGATTTTGTGTTTTCGAAGTTCTTCGATTGATATTTGTAGTTTCATATTTCAGTTATCTCCAAGTCATGCTCTGCCCTAGTAATAGACTGAAGGCGTAAAATATCAGCCGCTACATCATGCTTACTGTCATGGGCGTTAAAGTTGTAATTCCACTTCTCTACGTTACTAACAGGAATAAATCCATTAGGATCAATGTCAAAGTTGAATTTTGCATCAATGAATGTACGAGTGTCACGTACAGCATAATGCTTTAAGTGTTGGCTCAGCAAACTTTGTTTGCCAGCATCTTCTGCAATACGATCCAAGATAATGGGATCGAACGTATTACCTCTCGACCACCAACATTCAATCTTATTAGAAGAACGTAGATAATCTACAAGCTTTTCTATAAACTGACTTGCAGTCAGATCATTGGCTGATGGCTTGAGGTTTTGTCTAAGTTCTGGTGGTTGCGATAACCACCAATCAAGATCACTTTTCTTGTATGCACACCCATGGTTCGTCATCTGATCCTTAATATCAAATTTAGCCTGTTCCATCCCAAGAACCAACTCTTTAAACGTATATGGGTTTTCTGTAAACCGTTTCCACTCAAATGTAGTGTAAGACACATCAATTGCAGGTATTTTTCGTGAGTTAGTACCAATAGTTTCAAAATCAAATATAAAATGGGTTGCCATTAGCATAACTCCTTTGGATGGTTGTAGTTATTCATTATACCACACAATTAGTGACTTTGCAAGCTAATTTTACTCTCAAGCATTGTAATCTCATCTTTCAGCCTAAGTTTTTCTACTTTAATCTTCTTGGTGTGCTTTTCTGGTGCTTTCTCAGCTTCCAAAGCTTCAACTGTAGCATGGAGATGCTTGTGTCGCTTTTTCAGTAGCTCTAAACGGTACTCATCATTTTCTTTAGTCATTATAACCCCCCTTATACAAAAAAACTGTCAATGGTATTGATTTTAACGGCAGACCACCCTACTGCCTCTAGGATCGCTTCGATTGGGCTTAGAAACACCTTCTCGAACTGCTTTTCATAATCTATATAGTTCGCCAATGCAAACTCTGGTGGAAGTCGTTGTCCTGGGAATGAAATGATGTTCTCACGGATTGGATTAGGTGTTTTAAGATAAACAAACTTGATTTTATCACCCCCAGCAATAGGTTCATACGTTTTACCCAAGTTTCTTTTCTTTATTTCGTTGTTATATAGGATACAACCACGAACATGCATTGGACAACCCTTCTTATAAAGTGACACGCTATCCATATACTTAGCTATCTCTTGCGTACCGCTATTACGTCCAATGTCTTCTGGTGGTAGGTTATAGAATTCTTGACGGAAGTTCTCAATAAACTCTTGTACTGATTCTTCATTACCGTTCATGATAACCTCAAATGATGCTTTGAGTTTGTCACGACACACCTCAGGTGTTGACGAACGTACAGACTCAAGACCAGTCACTGAAACCTTTGGCTTGTCGTAGTGTACACCCTCAGAGTTCAGAGTATTCATTATGTAACGCTTCTTAGCAATAAAGATGGACTTGTCTGTAATCTTCTCACGCTTCATGAACATCGCTTGGCGATACGCACCCATCTTTTTAGCAAGGTCTTCATAACCAGCTTCAAGAACTGGTTCGATTTTCATTTGGCAAACTTTATCAAGGAACTCTTCGCCCTTCTTACGATCAATGTCTACCGTACCAAAAGCATTCTCAACGATTGGAGCCATATCAACATAGATAGAGTCAGTGTCGATATACACAATGTAATCTGTATCAGTTTTGAGAATACGGTTTAGATAATCATTCACGGACTTCTGTGCATATCGAATAGACAACTGACCAGATGTCGTAATTGCTTCTGCCATGTCGTTAATATAGTACAGGAAGTACACGTTAGCAGTTGCGCCATACAATGAGTTCATAGCAATTTTGATAGCCATCTGAGAGTTGTGTAGCTGTGTAGCCTCACGCTTCAGTCGTGACTTCTCAGATGCATCAGTAGCGTCTTCCAACTGTTGCTCTACCTTAAGCATGTTCTGCTTGATGACCTTACGGTTGTTGTAGTATTCATCAATGATGCTAGGAATAACACCCTTAAACTTGTTACTGAAACAAGCACCATTAGCACCCACAGACATAGATGCATCGTTGTTTTGGAAACGACCTTCAAGAACCATATCTTGGGATACTTGCTTACGTTCGTTTTCCAAGTATGTCTCAGGTGACATATTGTACTGCAACATCAAGTGTGGATACAGAGAGTTAAGATCGAACGATACAATCCATGGATGCATACCAACTCTTGGGTCTTTTACATAGCCACCGACAAGTTCACCCGCACGTTGACCTGCTTCACCCTTAACTGGTGGAACCTTACCATCTTTCATCAGGCGACGATATAGTGTTGTTTCCCAAATACCCACAGTACCAAATGCATCTTGATAGTTTACACCACCGCCATAAGCAACAGTCATAACAAGAGACATCAAACCTGTCTCATCTTCGAAACGTTGGATCAGTTCTGTATCTTTAAGGTTATAGTCTAGGTACAGTTGTGGGTTCTGTTCGTACAGTGCGTTTAGGTTGCCATACTCAGAATAGTCTAGCTTCTTTTCACCCAACACAGTGTATGCGATGTGATCAAGCTTATAGCTCTCTTGTGTGCCATACTTGTAGCCAAACTTCTTGAATGCATCCATATAGTCAACGACAGTCATGCCACTGATCTGATATGTGCCTTGCATCTTACCAAACATCTCACGCTCTTTGTGTCGTACATTGCGCCATGGGCTTAAATCTTTTACCCATTCTTCACCGAACAGTCGCTTCATGCGAGTAATGATGTATTGAACATCAAAGTATTCCACGTTCCAACCTGTAATAATATCAGGATAGCGGTTAACCCATATCTCTTTGAAACGCTTCAGCAAGGCTTCTTCGCTATCAAATTTCATGAAGTGAATGTTATCAGGGTGTAGATCAAGTAATGTCTTGCTCTTGTCATAGTCCTTGCGCCCTAGCAGATGGTAATCAGAAGACTTAGATGACTTGTATGCAATAGACGTGATTTCTTTGTCAGCCTCATTTACATTTGGATAACCATTGGCAATGTCAACCTCAATATCGAAAGATACGATGTTGATCAGTGATGCGTCAAACTTGATTTCATCTGGATACTTTTCTTGGATGAACTGAGACACATAATTAGTGTTCCCAGCAATCTCAAGACCATGCACATCTTTATAGCGCTCTACAAAATCCTTGCCCTCTTTCATACCGTCTAGTTGGTGCGGCACTAATGGCTTGTCAGTGGCAAGACTTCTGTACTTAGTATCAGTAACATCTTTCTTACCATTCGTGAAAAGAGTTGGTTGAAACTTAACCTTCTTGCTGAACTGCTTGCCATTCTCATAGCCACGCCAAAGAATGTTCTGACCATAGCGCTCAACTGATGTGTAAAATTTAGACATTGGAATCCTTGCTTGTGTTTATACTATAATAACACAGTTATTCATCTACGTCAACTTCTTCCTCAAGAATAATATCTGTTAGGTAAAGTTCGTAGTAATCATGTTCGTAACCTTTAACCTCTAGCAAGTCTCTTCGGTCAAAGTAAGCACCGTCTTCGTCATTGTCGTACTCAGCTTCTAGTGCCTCTTTATCTTCTACAGACCAACCTTCGTGGTACACAAAACATTCGTTGCCATCCATTGTGTCATGTATCTCATGCATTTCAATATCACTCATACACAGATCGCCCTTAGTCTCCAATAAGTTGTTTAACAGATCAACTTCTTCTTGGGTTGTTGGCGTTACTTTACCGTCTCCACGTTTCCATTCAATTTGTACATTAACGCCTGGGGAACCCTCTTTGTTGAACACGCCAACCTCTACAGCACCCCACCTATTTCGGTTAGATACGAGATAGCTCACTCCCATTTTTACTTCTGTCACTTCTTCAACTTCCATCATTTATACTCCATATCAGTAATAATATCAGTACCCTCTTTATCGTTAGCGATACTAAGTGCCATAGCTTGTATATCGTCAATAAGTGCTTGACAAGCCGCTTTATCGTATTCTTTATAAGAAATCTCAGCAAACTCATTACGCACCCTGTGCAATAGAACAGCTTTGTCGTGCATTGCATTAATTCTTTGTATTAAGTCTTCTATTGAATGTTGCATATCTCTCTCCTATTTAAGCAATCTCGCTAAAGTTTTTTACCTTCTGGAAGGTTATGTTAGAGTCAAACTTATCGCCAAACTGCAAGCCCCTATGGCTGATCACGAATATGTTATCATCTGCATTTAAGTTGTGTAGTTGATCAATCAAGTTCTCAATACCTACTGCGTCTAAAGCGCCATCTAGCGTTTCGTCCAATAAAAGCAAGTTTGTTGACACACTGTTGCGTAGTTTAGCAACAGAACGCCATGCCAACATGATCGACAATGTAATGCGCAACTTCTCACCCTCAGAGAAAGACGCATATGAGAAAGCATCACGGAACCTTGACTTGATAACCTCATTGAAGTTTTCATCTAGTTGAAAATCAACAAACAAGTCAAACGCACCTAGATACGTATTAATAAGTTTATTCATCACTGGGATATACTGCTTGATGATACGTGTCTTAATACCACCATCCTTTAGGATAGCTTGTACAACCGAAAGTGCTTCTTTGTCTTTATGCAAGACCTCTTGGTCAGACTTTGTGCTTCGAAGTGTTTCATTCAAAGCATTAAGCTTTGTTGTATCTATAGCTTCAACATCTTTCTCCGCTGTGTCCAATTCGTTTTTATAAGATATTAAGGCGCTTTTAGCCATCTTAATAGTGGCTCTGTGATCACCAATTTTCATATTACCATCACGGATTTGATCTTCAAGAATAGATATAGACTCAAGACGATCAGTATAGACTTTGCGCTTCACTGCTAATTTTTCTAGCCCCTCTTGCAACTCAATGATCTTTTTGTCTTTTTCAGCAACGATACTGGCTTTAAAGTCATGTTCAATACCTTGCTTGCATGTAGGACAATCATTATGATCATGATAGAACGACAGTTCTTTCTTATGGTTCGCCATCGTGATTTCTATATTGCGGCGAAGTTCGTTTGCCTTATGTTCCTTGGCTTTCATCTCAGCTTTGTCAGAAATATCATCAATAATTACTTGTATAATGTCTTGGGTAGTTTCTATCCATTTCTGTGCCTCACTAATACTGTCGAGGTGACCTTTCATCTTCTCTTTGATCTTATCAACTTCTTCTGTTTTGATAGCACGGATAGATGCGTTGTATTCCTTTGCTGATCGAAGCTCAGTCTCAGTCAAATCTATCTTGTAATTATTATCATTAATATCAACTTTATTATCTGACACACGTGTTTTCAGTAGAGTGTTCATCGTAGAGAATACTTGAATGTCCAAGAGGTCTTCAATGATTTCACGTCTTGCTTGTGCAGTCAGTTCCATGAATGGGACATAGGTAGCAGAGCCAAGAACAACAATTTGATTGAACGACTTGTAATTAAGATTAAGAATAGTTTGCTCAAGATATGATTGTTGATCCTTAGTAGCCGCTTCTTGATCGACAAGTTCACCGTTCTTCCAAATCTCGAATACGTTAGGTTTAATCCCACGAACAATCTTATAATAGTTCTGGGCAATCTTAAAGATCACCTCAACCATCGCCTCACGTCCATTAATACTGTTGACCAGTTGTGCTTTGTTGATCTTACGGAAAGCCTTACCATACAGTGCAAATACAATAGCGTCCAACAGTGTAGACTTGCCACTACCGTTAGAACCACTAATCAGTGTTGTTCTACTCTTGTCTAACTGTATCTCCGTCCAAGCGTTGCCAGATGACAAGAGATTTTTATATCGCACACTTTGGAATTGTATTTTCATAGACTTAGTGCCTCATTGTATAGTTCATCAACAATCTGTTTAATCGCCGCCTTGTTAGCCGCTGTATCTAAAGTCTCAATGTAGCTGTGGAGAATATCCTTGGTGTCAGCACTCTGATCAAGTATTTCCTCAACGCCACTATCTTCTAAGTTTAGCGAATCTTCTACAGATTTCACATCTGATGCACCACTATCGGATAGTTTGTCAAGGAATAAATCATATACATACGGATTAGTTCTGTTTTTCACAATGACTTTAATGAAAGCATTATTGATGTTAGAGATATCAAGTGCCTCAACATCTTCGACTGTCATATCAGCATCGTCATATTCAATCTTATGGAAGACTGGGAATGGATTGAGTACCCACTCAAGATCACGTGTCTCAGTGTCGAGAACTCTAAAGCCACGCTTGCCACCATGGTCACTCCACGTCATCTCATAGGGCGCACCAAGGTAGTTGATGTTCCCATACTCAGACGGATGATGGAAGTGACCAGAGTAAACAGACTCAAAGTGTGTAAAGACTTCTTTGTTCAATCCATGACTACATAGAGTTCCCTTCAACATCTCAAAGCCAACAATATCAAAGTGACCCATGCAGATATGAGCCTTACTTGTTTTCAAAACATCTAGTGAGTTCTGAATGTTGTCTTTAGTCAACCACGGAACCATAACTACATTGGTAGAGCCAAACGTCAAATCTACTGGGGTAGACTCGTAAATATGGAAGTTGTCGTACTCTTGAAGCAACAAATCCATTGAGTTAACCTCATTGGTGTTTGAATAGTAAACGGAATGGTTGCCTGTGATGGCGTGATACTCTATGTTTCGCTCTTGGAGTTGGTTAAAGAAAAACTTCTTAGCTCTATTAAGAGTTACATAGTTAATATACTTACGACGATCAAAGGTATCGCCAAGATCAAGAACAGTCTTGATGTTGTGTTCATCGATATACGGAAAGAATACCTCAGAGAAGAATTTCTCTTGGTGATCCAAGAACACCTTAGAGTCTCCACGTACTCCAAGGTGCATATCTGTGATGATTGCTATCTTCATCCCCACCATCCTAATTTAGTTGTGTTGTGTATAATAATGGCAAAGCAAGTGAGGATATGAACTACCCACCAAAAAGTTCTGATAACTGCCACAGCATTTGCTTGTCCATCAGTCTCACCTACTTTTTCACCAAGGCTCTTAGCCCAAATGCGCCACCACTTTTTCATCATTAGAAGATTAATCCTTTTTCTTGACGTCTGCTGATTTAGCATCTTCTTTTTTCTTAGCTTTATCACGTTCGATCTTGTCTTCGAAGTCTTGAACAAATGTATTCATATAGTCGGCATTTGTATACAGATTTAATACCTCATCACCACCTTCATATGTTCCACCTGTTGAAATCATCTGTTGGCTTGACTTGAAACGAATATACATCTGTTTTTTCTCTTTGGCAATACGTCTTAAGAATGCATACCAAATGATCTGTGTGAAGTACGCAAATGGATTGGATGATTTCTCTGGATTGAAGTTACCAATATACAATAGACAATTCTCAATCCCATCAGAGATCATGTCATCTTTATATGTATAGCCACTGAAGTTTGGTTTGGTGGATAGTCGTGTTGCAATTTGAAAGATGCAAGTTCCAATATAATCTGGGACACGAGGTTTCAAGTCTTCCCCTGCCTCTTCTGCGTCTTTACAATCGCTCTGGTATTGTACCAAAGCATCTAGTAAGTCTCTGTTGTTTACATAATTTTTTTTAGCTCGACGTGCCATAAATGTCTCCTTATGATTTGTTTAAGTATACCATAACTACTATAATTTGTCAACCATGCATTTTTTACTTGACAAACTTTTCATGCCGTGTATAATAGGGTTAACCCTTATGATATACAATAAGATTCTTTAAGGCTATTTAAGGTTATATCTCTACAGTAAAGATTTTCATCTTAAACTGCTGATCTCCATACATCTCAACTCTCTTACGGAAATGATCTAATGTATAATTGGTATATGATCCAGATGACAAATCATCAGAAATATCATAAAGAACAGCTTTATCAGAACCATTACCTTTTCTTAGTGAACGACCAACAGACTGCAACACTTTAATCTCTGATTTACCACCAAAAGCAAAGATAACATTATCCAATCTCTTAAGGTTAACACCAGTAGAGAAAGTACCAAATGAAGCAAGAATATTATGTTTCTTCTCAGGATCATTCTCGACTAGATGTCTAACACGTTCACGCTCTTCACCTTTAACACCACCATGAATAAAATGTAGTTCTCTGCCTTCTTTTTGAAAAAGGGGTTCTAACAGTTTACCATGTTTCTCAACCAAATCAAACAAGACCAAGTTATTCTGACCCTCTAAAGACCACAGTAAATTTCTAAGGAATATGTTTCTTCGTTCGCAGTTCACTAGGAACTCACGTTCAGCAGAAAACTTTTTAGTGTTCTCAAGTTGATTGATAGCCTTCTTGAAGCTTTTACGTATATATTTGTTATGAGAAAGAACAATTGCCTTCACATCAAAGTCAGCTACAGTACCATCATCAATAAGGTTCTTTGTAGTGACATGTTGTCTAACAGAACCAAAACATCCTTCAAGAACAAGTTGGTGTGTCTTACTTTCTTCTGTCTTCAACGTACCAGTGAACCCATGTCTATAGTAACACTCAGGCAACATGCCCATGATCTTCTGAAGTGATTTAGCTTGGAACTGATGCGCCTCATCCCCAAGAACTACTTTGAACGGATCGAACCAATCTTTGGGTAACTTTGCTAATGACTGCCATGTAGATATAACAACAGGTCTGTCTGTATTCTTCTCAGCACCACCCTTAATTATGTGGATTGCATCAGGGTCACAACCATATTCAATAAAGTCACCTTGCATCTGATGAACAAGAGATATCGTAGGAACAATGATAAGAGTTCTATGATTAAATTTGTTGTAATAATGTTGTTGAATTAAATAAATGATCAGAGACTTGCCAGACGATGTTGGCGACAAAGATAATGATCTACTATCACGTAAGGCGTCAACAATGTATTTGTTTTGATAGTCTCTTGGAGTAAACTTACAGTTCACTTCCTTAGCTATTGTCATACCGTAATCATCAGGGATTTCTTCGCCATGAATCAAATGATCAGGAGCCTTGATGTCATAACCACGGTCTTCACAGAAGATAATTAGTTTCTTCATCAATCCAACCATTAGGGTAGGGCGCATTGGACTATAAAGCCTAATGAAGCCATCCCAGATTTTATTTTTGAATGATGGTGTGAATTGATAATTGGCTGGTCTAAACGAAAAGAACTGCTGTATCTCTTGACGAATGCCTGGGTCGGCAGTCACCTTAAGATTGATAGCATCTAGTTGTTCAACAGTAATTACTTCAGCCATGTTAACCTCACTTGTTCATAGTATATGCTACTATTTATACAAGGTGGCTAATGGTTAATATTCACCTGCTTGGAACTTGATCACGTCTACCATAGACTTAATAATAAAGTTTCGACTGTGAATAGTCTTAATAATACTCTCAAGATAGTTCGCATTCTCTGTATGGAAATCAATCTTAAGGCTTAGGTTGATAATATCTCTATCCGATTGAATATGTTTATCCAAGTCAGCACGTATTACTTTTCTTTGAAATGGCTTCCAACCACGAACTCGCAAGTCTTCTTCAGCCATCTCACCACTATAGTAGTCACGCTTGTCCATCTCAAGTTCTTTGTAGTCGCCCTTGAGCTTCTTAACACGCAATGCTTCTGTGTAATACATGTTGTAATATTTACTGTGTAGCGAAGGGATATTCCGCAACTCATTCATTAAGTCGTTTTCGTTGATCTTCGAATCTTCTGACCAAATCTCACTGATTTTATTTTCCAAGACATATCCCTCTCTAATGTAATAAGAGAATTATATCACAGTTATTGGATGTTGTCAAGCAACCTTTTCGAAGGTGTACCTGTCATATCTGAAGGACATGTTAACTTCTGGGTAAAAAACATCAGTTCCAGTCACGTCAAGATTTACAGCACTCAGAGATACTGGTGTGCAGTTCAAGAAGTTAAACTTCACGTTTAGATTTTTGTTGCTGTTCAAGATCAAAATGCTGATATCACTATTAAGACCTTCAACCCCATCTTCTAATGGTTTGTAGTCATCGAACTTTTCTGGGCTTGATAAAGCCTTCATCCAATTGTAACATTCCATATAGTTATCCATGTTTTCGTCTACAAGGAAACTCAAATCCAAATCTTGGTATGCCAATCTGTCACCAGCAACAAACAAGTTACCCATGGGGTTTACTAGTTGTGGTGCTTCCAATGTGACGCCTGGGATAAATGCTTTCTGTGTGAAGAACTCTACGTTAGGCAAACGAGACACAGCCACAGTAAAGCCGATGGGTG